TGTTACAAATTTATTCTTTTTATACGTAACTGTCAGATTAAGTCTTGACTAATTCACCTAAAAGCACTCAACCGCTTTACTATGAAGAGAAGTTTTTGGAATTGCTTGTCTTGTTGCAGTTGAGACAAATAGCCTAAGCAAATAATGCGCACCTCATTAGGTTGGGGTGCGCTGTCTCGTCTTATTTTGATTTATTCCAGTATCTGTCAAACAATTCTATTTCATCCCTATTGAATATACCAATAGGTGATATTCCTCCAGGTATGATACATTCAAATTTCCCATCATCCGTTATATTGACCACCTTTAATTGACGTTCATTTTTTAATTCTACAACCAAATCCTCTATTTTAATATCACTTTCTGATTTATCTTTATCACATATAGGTTTGCTATTCGATTTTTTGATATAATCTTTAACCATAACTTTAATTTCCGAAATATCATTCGTCATCCCCCATATTTTGAAAAATAGAATGATTTGAAGTATTCCAAACACAATGATGATGATTGATACAATGTTTAATGTAGTTTCCATAATGATTAGCTTTAATATTGATAAACAAAAATATCTCAAAAATCAATCATTCCCAATTATTTCACGACAATTATTCCGTTGTCGCATATTAAATATTTGAAATATTGCTGGATAACTTGTGTTTGTCGAACTTAGCACAAATGAAAAATAATGGAGTTTAGAGGAGATACATCAGGATTAGATGAATTGCTTGAAAGTGTAGATGATAAGTATTATAATACTCTTTCTCAAATAGGGAGAGACGCCACCCGAAATGCAAAGATTAACAAGACTTATGAAAATAGGACTGGTAACTTGAATAATGCAAATGGGGGGTGTGTTGTCCGTAATGGGAAAATAGTAGATATGTGGGTGGAATCAGACGGTTCTCATTCCGAAGCGGTAAGAAATACAGAGAATCTTCTGATTTATTCCGAAAAATCAAAGGATGGGCTTTATTTGGCTAACGGTCAGCCTTATGCAAGCGATGTCGAAAGTAAAGGATTTGAAGTTATTATGACTAATGGCATCTTGTATGCAGGTAGGCAAATAGAAAAAAAACTATAATATGGCAGGAATTATATCAAATGTAGACGATGACGTTCAGAAGTTGCGTAAACTAAAGAACGAGATAGAGAATGTAAAGAAAGCATTGATGGGTATTAATATCACAGTGGATATTGATATTGCAAAGGGATTGCAATCGCAGCTTACCTCTTTGATTGGGCAATATGATGCGTTGGTGGATAAAATTGCGGCAACGGAAGGGGAAATAATGCTTTCGGTCAGTCGAATCAATAAAGCTACTGAAAAGATTGTTCAAGCGCAGGAGAAAGTATCTAAAGTCGTTAATGCTCCTGCACAGATAGGTGATGCAAATACACAGACTAATACGGCTGAAACAGCAAGCATTCAAGCACAAGCAAAGGCTTATGATGATTTGAAAACCAAGATTAACGATATTCTTGGAACAAGGGATGCCAATATCAAACGAATGGTAGAGGAAATGAATGCTATCCGTCTGATTAATGCTGAAATTAAGAAAATCAATAAATCACAAGGGGAATCATCTTCTTTATCTTCTGCCCAACAAAAGCGGCTTGAACAGTTAAACAATTCATTATTGACACATAAAACCGCTTTGTCGGAGGTGAAACAAGCGTTGAATAATAATGCCAAACTTGATAATGTAGCCGCCACTTCCATGAACGGGTTATCCCAGTCTTTATCAAGAATGAGAATAGCCTATCGCGAATTGACAGAAGAAGAGCGCAATTCTCCTTTTGGTAAAGAATTGCTTGCGTCTATTCAACAAGCGGATACAAAAATAAAGGAACTTGATGCCACTATTGGCAATCATCAACGTAATGTAGGTAATTATGGTAAGCAGTGGAATGGGCTTAGTATGTCTATTCAGCAAGTAGGACGCGAACTTCCTTCTTTGGCTTACGGTCCAAAAGTCTTTTTCTCTGCTATATCGAATAATATTCCAATTTTAGCAGATGAAATTAAACGGGCGAGAACTGAATATAAACTATTGAAGGAGTCGGGGCAGGCGGCTACTCCGGTGTGGAAACAGGTTGTATCCTCTTTGTTTAGCTGGCAGTCTGTATTGACCGTTGGAATTACACTGCTTACTTTATACGGTGATAAAGTAGTGGATTGGGTTGCTGGTTTATTTAAAGCTAAGGATGCCTTACAAGACGTAGCCTCTTATCAACAGAATCTTAGTAAGATTATGTCTGACAGTGTTAAAGATTCAGTGAGGGAGCGTGTGGAACTCGACACTTTATACAAAGCGACACAGAACCATACGAAATCACTGAAAGAAAGGAACGCGGCTGCTGATGAGCTGAAAAAGAAATATCCTTCATATTTCAGCAATCTGACAAACGAGGCTATTCTTGCAGGTAATGCTGCTTCCGCATACAAGAATCTAACGGATAATATACTAAAAGCGTCGCAGGCAAGGGCTGCGATGAAAATTATAGAAGAAAATTACAATAAAATATACCAGTTACAGAAAGCCATAAACGCAGATACTAATTGGACTAATAGGAATAGGGAAAGTACAAAAGGGGGAACGGCAACTACAACCGTAGTTGTTGGTTCGTCAGTAACCGGGTATACACAAAGCGGTCAGGTTTTGACTAAGGAGGCTGCTGAATACAATCGAAGAACAGACGCTCTGAGAAAGAATAAAGAAGCCGTTGAACTATTGAATAAGGCCAATGAGGAATTGGCTAAGTCAATAGATATTGTGGCATTGACGGAAGACATTACTGGTAATGAACAAGAAACAGAAGCCGAAAAGCTCCGCAAGCAAACAGACAAATACAATGCCCTCCTTGATAAGCAATCATTAGAACAGCAACGTTCTGCCGAAGATTTGCAGATGGAAGTTGATGAAGCCCGAATCAAAGCTATGGATGAAGGTTCTGCCAAGACTATCGCTGAAATGGAACTCAACTTTGAAAAGGAGATGCAGGCTATTGACCGACAAAAAGAAGATGCTTTGCGGAAGAAAGTTGAGGATGCTCGCGCTGCATGGGAAGCTAATCCGAAGAATAAAGGCAAGTCTTTTAATGCCACCGATATAAAGCTGTCTGATGATGAGCAAAACTATTATGATGAACTATACAAGACAGCCATTATCAGTAATGAAAAGATATATAAGGATTTGGCAGAGCGCTATTTGTCTTATGCCGATGAACGTCTTGCCATTGAAAAGAAATTTAATGATGATATTTCAATATTACAGGAAGCCCGTAAGAAAGCGGAAACCAAAGGTGATGCTAGTGAAATAGCCCAAATAGACCGAAGCATTGAGAAGCGTACAGAAATCAAGAATGAAGATATATTCAAACTTGATGCAGAACAATTCAAGAAAAATATGAATTGGGAACAAGTCTTTGGTAATCTTGACAAGGTTTCTACTGATACTTTGAAAAAGTTGAAAGCGAACCTTAAAGACTTTATATCATCTCAAAAGGATTTATCTCCTGAAAGCCTTAAAGAACTGGTAGATGCTATTGAACGGATTGATGATAAGGTTTCAGAACGTGATCCTTTTGAAACTATGTCTATTTCTTTCAAATCCCTCAAAGAAGTCACGGATGCACAGCGTGAAGCACAGAAAGCGTATAACAAAGCTTTGGAAGAAGGTACTGATGAAGAAAAGAAGAATGCCAAAGCCACCCTTGAAAGTGCAAAGAACAGCAAGCAGAAAGCCCTATATGAAGCCACGGATGCTTTACATAAAGGAATTAATGAGATAGGGCAATATGTCGATGCCGGTAATCAAGTTATCGGTATCATGGAAACGCTTGGTATAAAAACACCTGAATGGATGGAAGGAACAATGTCCGGTTTTGGTGAGATGCTGAACGGACTTGGAAATATCGACTTGATGAAGCCTATGTCTATCATCACCGGTAGTCTACAAACCGTTAAAGGGGCTTTGACTTCTGTTATTTCTTTGGGAGGATTAATACCGGGTTTGGATGGTGCCGATTATTCTCACTATAACGAGATGGTCGAGGAATATAACAAACTCAATGAGATATGGGATGAGCTGATAGACAAGAAGCTGGAGTACATCAACACATCCTACGGAGCAGAAGCGGACAAGGTAGGCAAAGAGGCTCTTGAACTTGTCAACAAAAGCATTGAGGCGTACAGAATACTTGGGCGTGAACGATTAAACTCCGGTGCGTCTGCCGGTTCTCATTCCATTGGCAAGCGCATGGCAAAGAACACCTCGTCAAGCGACTGGCAGGACATCGCCAGAGCGCTCGACATGTCTGTCAAAGACGCCAAGGATTTTATAGGTACCGGACGCATGACGGGATTGTTTGACCTGACTACTGAACAGTTGGAGAAACTAAAGTCAGAAGCGCCTACTTTTTGGGCTAAATTAGATGGCGATGTGAGAGATTATCTTGATAAGATTATCGAGGGGGAGGAACGTATTGAGGAAATCCATAATCAGATAAACGAGCAGCTTACACAGACTACATTCGATGGTGTGTACAGTAATTTCATAGATACCCTTATGGACATGAAAGCATCGTCCAAAGATGCAGCCGAAGACATTTCGGAATACTTCATGCAAGCTATGCTCTCCGAGCAGATAGGAACACTTTATCAGGACAAGCTAAAGAAGTGGTATGAGAAGTTTGCAAAGGGTATGGAGGATGGTTCTTTGACGGAATCCGAAAGAAATGCATTGAACAGCGAGTATATGGGTTACATTGAAGAAGCGATGAAGCTTCGTGACGAGCTTGCCGCAGCCACCGGATATGACAAGATTTCGCAAGAATCAACATCCCAGTCTTCAACTTCCAGAGGGTTCGGTACTGAAATGACACATGAAGATGCAGGAGAATTAAGCGGTAGGTTTACTGCTCTGCAGATAGCAGGAGAAGAGATAAAGAATCAAAATATCATTCAATCTCAATCGCTTAATTTACTAACAGTAAAAGCTGATGCTCTACTTTCCATAAATACGGAAACAAGGAATATCGCTGATGATACGCGAGATTTGATAGCACAATCTTATCTTGAATTAGTACAGATTTCGGAAAATACAGGAGCTATTGTAAAACCAATCATTCAAATTCAGAAAGATATGGCAGAAGTGAAAAACAATACATCTAAATTATAAACTATGTCAGATTTATTGATAAATACCCAAGACGCCTACACAACATGGGGGGTAAGAATAGGAGAGGGCTTTCTTGATGTACTTGGTGCATCATCACCCATGAAAGAATTTATAGAGAATAAGTCCCGGTTAGAACATGGAAAACGTGTGATAATCAATAATCCTAAAGTCGATGAGAGGGAAATAACACTTTCTTTTACAATTGAAGGAAATTCCCAGTCCGATTATCAATTAAAGAAAAAAGCTTTCTTCGATGAGCTTTATAAAGGCAAGATTGATATTCAAGTTCCGGCTAATAGTAGCGAAGTTTACCATCTTATTTATACTGGCAAGAGTGTCACTTACGCACAGAGTTTAGACCGAACTTTCGGAAAAATTTCAGCCAAGTTCAACGAACCGAATCCGGCAAACAGAAATTAAATTCCAACAATAGAGAGATTGTTGCGTATATGAGTGCTCAAAATTGGGCACTCTTTTTTTTATCTCCGAACTTTGAAGACGTGGAACAAATCGACATCAAAGACATATCCGGTGCTATCCTGCTTACTACCCTTCCCAATGAAGGCTGCAAGCGTAAGTTTACTCTTATGAAGGAGGACTACATCACGTTAAAGTTCTCCTTGGAGAGTCCTATATTCTTCAAACTTGGTTCATACGTGGAGTGCGACTTCGGGCTGTTCGAGGTGTGCGACTTGCAGAAGCCGGTATTCAACACCGATAACGCAGGCTACGACTATGAGTTGCAGCTTGACGCCCACTACTGGAAATGGAAAAACAAAATCTTTAAATATACCCCCGAAGTGGCCGGGCAGGAAGCGTCCTGGAATCTCACCGCTTCACTTGATGTTCAAGCCGGTATAGTCCTTAGAAATTTAAAAGCTCTTGGTTACAAATACAAAGGACAAGATTTTGTTTTCTCCATTGACAGCACTGTAGAGAATAAGGCGCTACTGATGACTTATGACAACATCAACATCCTTGACGCCTGCTTCTCTATGGCAAAGAAATGGGATTGCGAATGCTGGGTGACTGAAAACATCATCCATTTCGGACGTTGTGAGTCTGGCGATGCGGTGGATTTCGAGATTGGGAAAAACGTGCAGGAAATGCCACGATCAGAATCCCGGTCCACCTACGCCACCCGTATCTATGCTTTCGGCTCAACAAAGAATATCCCATCTGACTACCGCCCCGTTGATGAGACTGTAGTGCTGAACGGCGTGGTGCAAAAACGCTTAATGTTGCCCGAAGGAACTCCGTATATAGACGCTTATCCCGATATGACCACCGAGGAAGCCATTGAACAAGTGGTTATCTTCGATGATGTCTATCCCCGAAGGGTCGGCACGATGTCGGACATTACCATCAAGGAATACACTGACAAAATAGAAAATGCCGACGGGACTACCACTGAAAAGAAGTGGAATGCCTACCGCTTCAAGGATACTGGCATTACCTTCTCAAAGGACTATATCCTTCCCGGCAAGGAATTGAAAATCACTTTCCAATCCGGCAAGTTGAATGGTATGGAATTCGCTGTGACATTCGACCCTGAGGGAAAGCCGGAGAAACTGGGGAATGGTGGCTGGAACCCTGAGGCACAGCTTTGGGAGATAGTCAGGAATGAGGACTACGGCAGACCGCTTCCAGATGGAGCGCTTATCCCCGAAAATGGTGATACTTACATCTTATCAGGCTGGAATTCCATGAAGATAACTGAAATGGGGCTGGTAGCAGAAGCACAGTTGGAATTAAAGGACAAAGCCGATAAGTACGTTGCCAAGTCTAAGATAGACCCTTCTACATATAACTGTAAGATGATGTCGGATGTCGCATACAGTGAGGACGGCATTCACAACCTCTACAGCATCGGTCAAAAGGTCAACCTTATCAACAAGGCCTATTTCGAGAACGGAAGGCAGTCAAGGATTATCGGATTTGAATTCAATCTTGACCTGCCTTATGATTCCCCTATATATACTGTCGGGGAAACCGCTGCCTATTCCCGTATTGGGGAGCTGGAGGAGAAGGTTGAGAGCCTTACTCTGAAGGGACAGACCTATACGGGCAGCGGTAGTAGTGGCGTGTATGTGATAAGAAGGAATGACTCTACACCGGCCACGGATAATAACGTGTTTTCGGCTTTGCGTTCCTTGGCTATGTTCCTTCGAAAAGACCAGGCTGACGGCACTCCCTTCCCCATAACCTTCGGAGATTGGGTCAAGTTCGGCGAGTTCATCACTGGTATTTCCGGAGGGTGCATCGACAAGAATGGCATCCTTGAAATGGAAGAGGGCATATTCCGCAAACGTGTGTTTGTTCCGGAGATTGCCTATAACCGTGTGACCTATTTCAAAGGCAGGATGTGCGCCTCTCCCGGAGGTGGATGTACGGTCAAGGAATGGAGCGACAACGGTGACGGTAGCTATACGATTACACCCGATTTGACGGATGCCGATGGACTGAGCCAGTTTGTCGATGACATTCTGACCACCTACTTCGTCACCAAGTCACCTGAAGGCAAGTTGCAGGGGTTCGAGGAGATGAAGTTCCGGGTGACTTCTGCCGATTACACTGCCAAGACATTCGTCATGACACCCAAGCCGGGTACTGACTGGAAGCCTGGGGAATCTATGGTACTTGCCCAGACGGGTAACTTTACAGATGAGGATAGGCAGACGTACATCCTGATTGATACGGTTAACGGCAACAACTGTATTACTTTCTTTGATCACGCCAATACTTGGGACCCGGAACCGGCACAAGAGATGTCGTGGATTGGCAAGAAGAAAGGCCGTACCGTACATGGCATTCCGGCTGACAACTACTCGGCAGTTTTTCGCCACGTCATCATGTCCGGCAAGATATTCCAGGTGGATGACATCACCGGCGAGGCTTTCCGGGTGCCGCTATTCAAGGGGACGTGGAAAAAGGGTGAGAAGTATGCCTATTACGATGAGGTGACGCATAACGGCAGTTCATGGATATGTGTCAATGAGAAAGGCACGTCTACAGAACCGGCAGACGGCAATGCCGACTGGCTGAAATATGCGGCAAAGGGAGAAAGCGGCAAGGGTATCAAGTCTACCGATGTGGAATACGCGATATCGGTGTCTAATGTCATTGCCCCGGTGGACGGTTGGCAGACTACCTCCCCTGAATGGGAAGCCGGCAAGTATATCTGGTCCCGGACGAAGATTGTCTATTCTGATGACGAAGTCAAGTACACCCAAGCGGCTTGTATCAGTGGTGGGCAGGGAGCCGACGGCAAGGGCATCAAGTCCATTACCGAAGAATACTACCTTTCTTCTTCATCGGCCACCACAACCGGAGGCGAGTGGCAGACAGACTCTCCGGCGTGGAAAAACGGCTGGTATATCTGGACCCGGACAAGGATAGTCTTTACTGACGATACTTCCACCACAACGAACGCCATCTGTGTGACTGGCAGCAAGGGTGCAGACGGTACAAGCATTACCAATTGCGGTGACTGGCAGACCGGCAAGCATATACCTTACATGGGTATTACCAAGATGGCCGGACGTGTGTTTTTATGTGTCGCTCCTGATGGTACCGACAATCCTCCGATGTGGACTCAGACGACCAATGAGGGAAGACGCATCCTGCAGACGCAGAACGGTGGCAAATCCTACGGTTATACCATTACCGGGGACTTGAATACGGCTGAGTATGAGCTGCTGGTGGAGAACGGCCAGGATGGGCGTGACGGTAGGGATTATGAGTGGATATTCAAACATACGACAGAGAATGTGACGCCTCCTACGCCAGCCACCTTGCAGGTGGATGACTACGTGCCGTCCGGCTGGCATGATGACCCAATTGGTGTCAGCGAGAGCCTGCCATACGAGTGGGCTTGTTGCCGCACGAAGAAGGACGGTGTATGGAGCGCGTTCAGTCCGGCCGCCATCTGGGCCAAGTGGGGCTTTGACGGCGAGTCGGCCATTGTAGCCGATTTCGACAATGAGATGGAGAGTGTGGCGTTGACATACGAGGGGAAGACCGTTTCGCAGTCCGTACTCAATACAACCGTCGGCATGTGGTATGGCACGCATAAACTACAGCTCAAGTCTATCTTATGCGTGACCCCGGCAGGTGTCACGGAGAGCTACAATGTCAATACGGGCGTGATAGCGTTTACCGTGGCTTCCGGCATTTCGATGCCTGCACGTTCAGAGGTCAGGATAACTGTTACGGCTGCTATCCAAGGCACTGATATAAGCCGTGAGCTGGTGTTCACCATTACCGGGGTGCGTGCCGGTAATCCAGGCAGTGATGCGGTACTGTATCGACTGGTGCCCTCCGTATCTTCAGTAAGCAAGCGGAAGGACGGTACTTACAGCGTGGCAAGCGTGTCATGTACACGTACCAAGTCTGTAGGCGGTACCACTTCCATCACGACGGATGGTGTGCTGAAATACAGCAAGGACGGTGGTTCGGAGGTGGAAATACAGAACGGCACGTCCATCTCCCCGAAGAACTTCACGACGCAGCTGCAATTTGTCTATTACGTGGGTGGGCAGGTCGTGGACCGGGAAACTATACCCATGGTTGTGGATGGCAACGACGGTAATCCTGGGAAACCGGGCGGTGACGGCGAATCCGTCAAGGCTGGCGGTGAGTGGCGCACGGCTAATACTCCATACAAAAAGCTCACCATCTGTACGATGGGGAGTCGCTCCTGGCTCTCAAAGGTTGACACTTCGAATCCACCTCTATGGACTCAGACAACTCATGACGGGAGGCGAATCACTCAGACCCAGAACGGCGGCAAGTCCTACGGCTATATTATTACCGAAGAAGTGAACACTGACGAATGGGAACAACTGACATCAGATGGCGGCATGGTCTATCTCATCAGTACATGCAGCAATATACGGGTGAGCAGTGCCGGGTCGCTTGTTCCTTCGGCTTTCCGCGTCTATGCCAAGCGGACGCTTGGTAGCGCCACATTGACTTATCCGGACGGATATCTGGCCGCACGGGGGTACAGCAACGGGATATGGAGCGCCATCGCAGGGCCTTCGAGGGCTTCCGAGATTACGGTCAACGCTTCTGCAGGGTATTCAACGTTTTCAGTCCGCTGTTATCAGAGCCAGGCGGACGCTTCGGCATGGAATGACAGTTTCATTGCGGAGATATCAGTGGGTGTCAGCTATGACGGAGCAAGCGGACGAGACGCCAGCGAGCCGCGTCCGAGAGGTTTTTTCGCCAAAGGCAACACATATGTCTGGAATGAAGACTACCATGACATCGTACTGGCCACATTCAACAATCGAACCATTCCGTTTCGGGTACGGGCTTACGGTACGTCGGTCACTGTCGCACCTACCTCGATAGACGGTGATGCTAATTGGGAGGCGGCACAGCAGTATATGTTTGTGGCTATGGATATGGCTTTAGCGAGAAAGATACGTGCCGATGAAATCTATGTGGATGATTTGGTGGTACAGAATGTGCTGGCAAGGGATAAGAATGGAAATGTCACTTGTAGCATTGATGGTGAGACTGGAGAAGTCAATGTTCAAGGAAAAATTACAGCGACAGCGGCATTCATAAAGATACATGGGTTTAGTTCCAATGAAGGCTACTTTTACCTGAACCCCAATTTTGGTTCGGATTTTGGCAATGGGCGTCCCAGTAGAATAGGCCAAAGTGAATACATGCTTCCCAGCTCTGCCCAATGTGTGGGTATGAAAATATCCTTGATCATATATAATAATTCTTCAGGGAGCACATATGGCTATGTGTCAGTTGTGACATCGGACGGATTTAATGATATGGAGTTGGTTGACGGTCAATACCATTATTGCAATAAGGCTCATATCACAGACCCTGGTGTTTATGAATTCATATCATTGGGAGGAGTCTGGATTTCAACCAATAAAAATGGCATTTCGTATTCGTATGCTGATTTGGGTGACCATGATTACGAAAACCCGGTTAATTAACAAACTAATATAAATGGAAAGATGTATGAAAGTTTTTTATGAAAGCAAGTTAGCAAAATGGCTGCTGTGGCAGGGCTACAGCACCATCACATTGGGATGTTTCGTCTTCACCAAGAAAAGCAAGGAGGAGATGAAGCAGAGTACACTTAACCATGAGGCGATTCATGTGCGCCAATGGGAGGAATGCATGATTGCATCGGCTGTGTTGCTGACATTAATCATGCTGTTTACCGGGTTCAACTTATGGGTATATCTGCTATGCCCGTTGTGGTTCTACCTCCAGTATGGGTTGGAGTATGTGATTTCCTACGTGTATCACTTATGCCGTAACCGGTGCTGGGTGAATGTAGGTGATAAGGCTTACGGAAATTCCGCGTTTGAAATGGAAGCGGAAGCTAACGAAGAGGTAGACGGTTATCTTGATGTGAGAACGCCTTTTGAGTTCTTCAAATATTACGGAAAAATTTGATTTATAATTTACAAAACGAGTTAATTATTAAAATGTTAAATCGGGTAATATTTCCATCCGGAAATTATGCCCCTTAAATGTGTGAGATTATGGCAGAGAAGCAAGATATTAGAGAAGATGCAATGAGTGGGGGTACTCCGGCACGATTACGTGGGCTGGCGGCAAACGGCAACAGTATATCACCAACATTGGCAGAAGTAGTAAGTGCAATGCCGATAGCGACACATTCTTCCAAAGGAATAATGAGTGCAGATCAAGTATTTTACTTGAGCGAAACGACTATTATTGGTGGAGTAGCAGGAGGATTTTCTAATCGGTATAAACTAATTGGTATTCTGAATTATGATGCGTATGCTCCTTTTCGTGTAAATATTAGTATGGGAAGTTATGCGTCCACTGATAGATATTTAATCGATGCTACACTGACGTATTATAATAGCGCCATGTATGTTTCAGGAGTTTGTCATAATCGGATTGGCTATGTAATTAAAGACAATAAGGCATACGTCTATTTAAAAGAGTATGCAGGTAATTCTTATATAGGTTATGTGATAGGATCGGAAATACATGAGTTCACGAGTTATGAATCTGAACCCTCCAATATAGTGTATGTTCCATAATGGAAGAGGTTGGCGAAGCCATTCCTGAAGGCTACTCTGTAAAAGAAGTTTCCTTCTGATAGTGGTTCTGCAAGCCATGTGGATTTTCTTCTGGTTATGCCCGTTCCGGCCATATCGGTCAGAACGGGTAATAAATACTATTATCAGATTAGGTAAGAGTTATTGACTTCCAATTGCTCCATGCAGGTCCTGAATTGGTTCTTAGCTTCACAGATATATTACCGGGACGTACATCCATGGCAATTTGAAATAAATAGAATTTGGTTTTAAATACCAATAGCATGCCATAGCCTATACCAGTCGGAGCATTCGTTACATTTGCACCGGAATATATCTGATAAATTCCATTCTTTATGAAATTGTCATAATTTTCGGAAACGTCTCCTCTATACTGAAACATTTCACTCAATAAATCGCTCTTCTTTATTTTTCCTTGACTACTATCCGCAGCTTCGCCATATACATACGTTACATCAGTTAGAACCTTGAACGCATTCATTGCTATATCATCACCTGCCATAATCTTACATTTAAGGGGCATAATTTCCGGATGGAAATATTACCCGATTTAACATTTTAATAATTAACTCGTTTTGTAAATTA